TGGGGCATCTGTTAGTGCTTCTGAAAGCGCCAAAGCCTGATCATCAGACAATTCACTTGGGACGATTGCGTCAATAAGTTCTGTAACCTGGTCATCAGATAGTTCGTTAAGTACTTCTTCGCTAAAAACAGCGGAGATTGATTCCTCGGTTAGTTCACTTACATCTATAGATTCTACTAGGTTGGTGATCTCTTCGTCAGATAGCTCATCAATTGACAAGACTAGTTCTTCCGCTAATTCATTAACTTCTTCTGGCGTAGGGTTATCAGGTATTACTATTTCTTCTTCAGGTGCGGTCGTTATAGGTGGTTCTATATTCTCCGGAATTGTTGTAGGAGCCAAAGATGTTGTCGTAGTGTTCGGCAAGGTCGTCAGGGGTGTCGGGAAAAAGGGACTTAAAGTAGTTGTAGGAGTCAGAGAAGTTTGAGGGGGCTCCACAGTCGTTACAGATGGGCTCGTCGTAGGCATTGTAGAAGGCGCCACAGTGTCCGCAACAGTAGTGCTCGTAGTCTCCGATAACGGCAGCGAGGTTGTGCTTGTCGTAGTCGTAGTTGTCGTTTCCACGGTGGTTGGAACTTCCGTTACAGGCACAGTCGTTGTTGGGGCAGTAGTAGTACTCGTCGTCGGCGGTTCCGTGGATGTTGTAGTTGGGGCCCATGTTGTCGTAGTCTCCGGTACAGTTGTGGTGGTTTCTGGAATAGTAGTGGTTGGTGAATCACTCTGCAACCCATTGTATGACAATTCGTATTGAATGTTCCAAACAACTCCATCACGCCATACATTAGGTTCCCAGCAACAAGTACCTGCTCGTAAGCGGTAATTACCTGCTGGTACCTCTAAGTCAATTTTAGATTGAAGACCGATGTAATCGTCATTAGAAATGATTAATTCCCCAGTATCGTCGTTGTATAACCAAAGTTGTGGGTCTGACTCAAATCCAGGTGACTGATATGTTTGTGCCAAAAACTGAGTTGGTTCTGAGTAGGAGAACCAAAAGTCGGTAATTTCCGTAATAGTTATTTGGCCATCAGCTTTTGCTGTTGACATTGGAAATATTGATAAAGCTATGAGGGACCATCTTGAGATACTTATGATATTCCAGAAAGCTTTTCTTATCAATATACTCCTTCACAGCAGGCGTCTCTTTGCCCGCAATCTTTACATTTGTAATGAGCGTGTTCAGGTTTCATTTCTCCACCGCAGTACACGCACTGCGTGGATGTGTCACATTTGCTATCTGACATTATACTGATAGAACGACAGATACTTCGTACGTTTGGTCTGCAACTTTTTTGACAGCCGTAACACTCACACGCTTCCAACCTTCAGATGTTGCCCGACGCACCGCTTGTGAGCGTGCATCATGCATCATTTGAGTGTGGATGGTATAAGTTAGTAACACTTGCTCAGTATACCAAAGTGTTGATACGGTAGTATCAAGGGGACCTATTAAGGAGTAATAGATGTTGCCTGGAGTAGACGCAATTGGGTTTTTTAATGGGGAATTTGGATTAGCAGAAGCCGGAAGATTACTTGTAAGGTCTCTTCGTAGTGTTAACTACCCCGTATCTACAATGTTAACAACAGTTCCAAATCATAGAAATAACCATTATTTTCCAACAGAAAATGTTTGGCAACACGATACTGCCATCATTTCAGTAAATGCAACTGAATTGCCGGATGTGTACCGCACCTTTGGTCCTGACCCGTTTCGTAATAGGTATGTTATTGGTCAATGGTTTTGGGAATTAGAAGAATTTCCACAGCGTTGCCACGTTGGTTACCAGTACGTAAATGAACTATGGGCACCAACTAAATTTATTCAAGAAACAATTTCAAAGTATGCTCCTGAAAACGTAAAAGTTGTGCATATGCCGTTACCTTTATTACCCCCTGAGGTAGACGAATCAATAAAACGTGACGTTTTTAACATAGATAATGACCGATTTATGTTTTTGTTTACATTTGATTTTTGTAGTAGTACTGCCCGAAAAAACCCACAAGCTGTTATAAGGGCTTTTAAACAAGCATTTATTGAAAATGAAGGGCCAATCCTTGTCATTAAATCTGTAAATGAGCACGTTTTCCCTGGGCAGTTAAATGATTTAATGGCTTACGCAGAAGGGCGCAAAGACATTATTTTCTTTAATGAGCATTTTGATCACTCTAAAGTAAGTGCGTTACGAAATCTATGTGATTGCTATGTGTCGTTACACCGGTCAGAGGGCCTTGGATTAACTATTTCGGAAGCTATGTGCTTAGGTAAACCAGTGATTGCTACTGGGTATTCAGGAAACATGGATTTTATGACGGAAAATAATTCAATTCCTATTTCTTGGGAATACACATTTGCCGGACCCAACGCGTTCCCCTACCAAGCAGACGCACGCTGGGCCGAACCAAACGTAAACGAAGCTTCCCACGCAATGAGATACGTGTACTTTAATCAATCAGAAGCTAAAAAGCTTGGTAATCGGGCTAAAAAAGATATGGAAGATCATTTTTCATTAGAAACATGTGGGCATCGCATGGTTGAGCACCTTAATACCCTTCAGTAGGTGAAGCTATAGGTGCATTCCAAACACCTGCAGGTTTGTAACCCTCATGCGTATGAATTGTGCCAATCCAAGATTCTGCTTCGTGTCTTTTGTTGTTTCCACACATTTTTAATAGGTTTATGTGGCTCCCAGTAGCCCACCAGAAGTTTCCACCCCAAAATGGGTTTGGATTATCTGGGTTATCTGGGAAATAATGGCACCCTAAAGTAGAATGCCCTTGTTCTAACAAAGTTAAACAGTGTTCCCACTCAACAACTAGCTTTCTAGTCATTCCTTTACGCCATAACTCATTTAATTCACTGTTATTTGCAGCGCCTTTAGTGTGGCAATACAAAAATATATCATTTTGATGTGTTTTTGCCTGCAACCACAGGTGGTTTAGAGTAATTTGCTCCCAACCAGCGTGTGCATGACCCACAATTGTGCATTTAATGTCATTTTCTTGTAAAAATGCAACAACATTATTGAAATTTTCATCAGAACCAACGCAGCCAATGTTAAAAGACTCAAGTTTTTCGTACAAACCGTAAGTTTTTAACGCCCTAATGTGATCACTTAGCTTAAAATGCCAATCACCGTCTGCATAGACGTGATAAAAGTGATGGATTTTGGTCATTGACTATAAGGTTTACGCCAAACTGAAGGAGAGTGTGCATCTTCAACAGCTTTTGCGTGGTCTTCGTCTTCATAGAGACGAATAATATGGATGCAAGGGTCGCTTTCCCAGAACTCTTCGTTCTCTTGCTCGCTCATTGGGAGGCCATCGTGGGTCTCACAGACCACCGGACCACACCAATTGCTTTCCATACCTAGTTTAAGCCACTCATTAAAGTCCATTCTTGCTCCTTAATCGCATCCGTTACAGCCACAGCTGTTTGTTCCATGGCTGAAACTACCGTACCGAGTACCTTGATTGCAAGCATTAGCGTCAGCTGGATTAATTACATCACCTTCGTCGTTAGTACGGCTAAAAGGATTAGTGTAGTACGAAGATTTTGCTTCATAATCAGTTTGTTCGGCGCTACGCTGTTCTTTTCTCTGTGCAGCTTTGATAGTAGCTGGGTGCCTTGCATCGCCAGTTTTCTTTAAGCGAGCATGCGCTTGCTTTTCCTGACGCTTTTTCTTTTCAATTAAAGCCATTTCGTTACTATCTTGAATGTTAGGCGTGTAGCCTTCATACATGCTTTTGAACTCAGGCTCATTGTCTGGGTCTGGAGCGCCCACAGCAGTAATAGGCATGGCTATTAGGCCCCCATGGGGTCTTGTGCTTCATAAGGGGTAGTGTCAACAGGGAAACCTTCACGGTCATACTTGTTTTCCATGGCGGTAACAACAGCGTACTGAGCGTCATGAGTGGGCTTTCCACCATGAATATTCTTACGGCCACGGTGATCTGCAATTTTTCCAATATCATCCATAGGATCTCCTTTAATCTTCAAATAACTTTAGCTGCTCTGGAGCAGGTCCGTAAGTGCGTTCTAAATGGCGTTGGCTAGATCCTCTAGCAGCGTCTCCTAAACCTTCTTTATCTAAGATGTCATAAAGGTGTGGGTTGTTTGAGACAAGGTGATGAAGCATAGAATCATCACTATGCCGCAAATTATCTTCTCTAGAACCCCCAGAAGTTTTGTACCATGACCTTCTTGGCACTGGATTGTGTTGGTTTGGGTTTGTTGCTCGATGTGCTCTAGTGGCTGCGTATAGGGCGCGTTGTTCTGGGCTGTTCCATATACGGGAATTAGTTGTGTAGCCACCATCATTATAAAATTCTGGAACAAAATCACGCGACAAGTTTCCAGTTCGCATTGCATCTTTGTACCCATCTGCAACACCCTCTTCAAGGGGGTCAGCTTTTTGTGATTGTCTCCAAGTTTGAGGTTCTGTGATGGCGGGATCTTGAGCATGGCCCAATTCGTGCATTAGAGTGTCCCGAGTTTGGTGAAAAGATCTACCTCTTGCAATGTTTATACGTTTTGATCGAGGACTAAAACTTCCAGTACTTTCGCTGTACACTGCACCACGTGTACGCATAGTTGGCATTTGTACAGTATTTTCTAATTTTTGAATTTCTTGCATAGGCATACTGGAATTTACAATAAGGTTGCTAAGTAGTTTCCTATCTCCTTCAGCCTTTTTATACCCAATCATTGAATTTACGTTCCTATTTACAACATTAAGTACTTTTCTAAATACACCAGTACTTTTGTAATTTGTAAAATCCCTGTTTTGCTTTTCTACATACCCTTGATTGTCCCTACCGATTTGAACTGGGTCTTTACTGCCAACATCTCCAAGTCTCAAAACTTTATTTACAGCAGCCCGTCTGTCTGCGGGGGGAACTAGTGGGTCTGCTGGGAGGCCAGTACCTTCGTATGGGTTAAACAACAAACCTTGATAGTTTTCAATTGACTCGTTACTTGGGTTACGCGTATGTTTAATTTGAGCATTCTCAGTGGTTCTTCCCGGAAAGTCGTCCTCAGGAGTCTTTGACATACCAATAGGTTCAAAGGCGTGTATATTCCCAGAATTAGGGTTTTCCCAATAGGTTTTGTTGAATTGATTTCCTAAAGCCATAAGTAGATGTTAGCCTATTCGACAGGTTTATACTTTCCGCCAGACATGACAGTCATGGCGTTAGCAATTGCAGGTTCTTGAGCTTCATTGCGCGTTGCAATTCTTTCAAAAATAGCCGCTGCCGCTGGATTGGTATCCCGAGGAGCGAGAATACCGGCAGCATTAGCACCACGATAAATATTTGGGCTAGTCACTGATGCGTATGGTCGTAGTTGGCCACTATATTTAAGTTCGTCACCCTGTGCGTAGGGGGCTCTATAAGGAGTTCTAGCAGCGTACATGGTAGAAGTAGGTTCACTGGTTCTTCGATATTGGTTTATATTCATGTTGCTAATTGGGTAAAACGATAAATAATCCCCACCGTTTTCTAACTCAGCAATATGTTTGTCAAGTAAATCTTCGTTACCTTTTGCTTCACCATCTTCTTTTTTACTAATTAACTGTCTAAGTACTTCATCACGGCCATAATTATTCAATACCGTTGTGTTAACGTCCCCTTTATCTATATTAGTTCCAGTTTTATTTGGGTCTAGTACATCATTTTCTAGTAATGATGTTCCTTGATGGAACACATGGGAAGTATCTGTTCGGTTAGGGTGAAGGATTGAAGCAGTTCCTGGGTTATTTAACTCTTTACCACGAGTTACTAATTCAGCTTGAGTATCTTCAGGAAGGTCTTCTGGCAACAGAGAACTAAAATGGTTTGGTATATTCCCTTTTTGAAAGTTTTGAGCATTAGCAATACGTGTGTCAATATGTGACAATGCTCTAGCGTGCAATGCAGATTGTCGAGAAATCATAGATTTAAGTGCTCTTGGTGAAAACTCTTCGTCCGTGCCACCTTGATCATTCCAAAATTTTGGCCAGTTAGTAGTTTCCCAAATAGGGTGTTTAGAGAATTCACCCCCACGTGGATTAGGTACATTAAAAGTACTGTGATCCCATACACCTGTTTTTTGGTAATTTTGATGGGCAGCGGCAAGTTTTTGAGCTGCTTCCGCAACTCTCCCACGAAGAGATGTTAGAGCATCAACACCCCTAGCGTTTTTAAAATCTTCAGCTAATTCATATCCAACTTTATCAGAATCAGTTAAATGATCATAATCTAAAGATTCCCCAATTGCTCGACCATGTGGCATATCCTGTAGTTGATTTCTATTTAGTGCATGAAATGCCGACATAGTGCATACCTTCTAACTGGTTAGGGTTGAGAGTCATACAGGAGGACCGGTGGGGGGTTTCTTTTTGCTGTTTGGCTTAAATGCTCTATTTGGATTGTACTTAGGTCGAAGATGCGGTGGTAATGGAATGCCAGGACCAGCAATAAGGTTTTCTTGATTTCGCGGGCCTTCTGGGGTACTGGGATTATCTGGATCGTCGTGTGGATCAATTCTGTTACCGGGAGTAAGTGCTTCACCAAGTTCATGTGCCATACCTAGAAACTCACTGCTAGTAATCCATCTTGAATTGCCGTCCCCATCAACATGTACTATGCCATCAAATTGGCCGTCACTTAGGTGGGGCTTTGGTTTAATACCAAAAATCTTACTTTCGTCTGGTACTACGTTATCAGGGTCTTTTGCAGCTTCTTCTTTAGATCTTGCCCAACCTGCATAGTTATGAGCATTGGCTTCAGGATCAGGAAGAATGTTTGTTTGAGGTAAGTGCACTTCAAGACCATGCCACCCACCAGATTTTCCTTCTCTGGGCCATTTCATGCTATTAGATGGCCTACGATCTGGATCGTCATCTGGGTACCCTGGTCCTGTCATTGTTGCCATAAATACTCCAAACCTAACGGCGAATTTTTACGCCACCTGACTGAACCAATCTTACACAACTAATAGAGCATTAGCCGAATGGTAACAATCAAAGCCACAAACGGTTGGGCCGAATACGATTATAGGGAATCTAATATATCCTCAAAACCATATTGGTTATCATGCCTGTTTTTAAAAGAACTTTTTATTACGGTTTTTATTTTCTGAATTTCTGGATCATAATCTCTGTGTCGGCCATTACGGTACCCATCAAGATGGTCTTGTGCCGACTGTAGTGATACGGGTGGGTCCCCCGCATCTTGATTTGCGTTATTTGCATGAGTCTGTATTACCTTAGCTAATCGAGTTGCATGCATTTCATCGTCAGTACGCTTGCCTGCATGTAGGGGTTGTCCCCTGTGATCTGATGCCATGGTTAACTCCTTAGTTAAGAATAGTTCTATATTACATTATCCATGTGACGGTTGGGCCGACCCCTCGAAGTTAGAATCATTTACCCCTCGAGATTAGAAATACCGTTACAAATGTGATGTTGATTTCTTAATAAATTTTGTAATACTATTTGAGGTACCGTCATGCTCATAACTTTCCATATCTACAGAATCATCTGTGTTTGTTTTAAGCACATCTAGTAAAAGTTTCTTAGACTGTGATTGTGTGTGGAGTCCACTGATAGTGGTTAGTTGCTGTTGGGTGGGTCTATTGTCACGTATTTCTAAACCTAAAAATGGTGATCTCCCTTGGTTGACATGCAACCTCACCATCCCAGACCCATAGGCATATTGTGGCTCATAAACACCGTGTTCTGGTACTTGGATGATGTCTCCGTCTGTGTTAATCCATCCCTTTTCAAACTTAGAGTTTACAAATTCATTGTGATCATATATAGGGTGACCAGTATTGCTAAACCCTTTAGCATTGGGGTGTGCCTCGTCAGGATCAACTACCCTTTTTTGTGTATTGAACTGGGTAGGGTTAAGCGTCATATTTAAATATTACCTTATCCACAGACGGTTGGGCGATGTATATTTTGTACATGTTGGCCCAACCTGCGCGTTGGAGCATTGCATCATGAATAGTTATCCACAGGGAGAATAGGGCTATATAAAGTTATCCACAGGTGCCTACTTATCCACAGGTAACCCCCCAGTTCGGAATAGGGCTATTCAGCAATTAGGCAATCATCGGGGGCTGGGTCCTGACCCTTTGGAGTCCACCTCTGGTCTCTAATGACGCCCCTCCCCAACGGGAGCGTGAGCGACGGGACACACCGTCGCCCCGACCGAGAGTGTCTCCGAGGTGAGTACCCCCGTAAGGGGGGCAATACTCTTCGCCTGACTGTCAAACAGTAGGACTCTATGAATAGAAGCACATTCCACAGTGGTTCGTGGGTCTAGTGGTACCTACCATAGGTTGCCCCTCTACAAAGTTGTAATTTAGTCCTAGAAATAGGGCTAAAGTTTGAGAATTAGCTCATTCTAAATTGCGACCCCTGCTTATCCATTGTTATCTAGTCCCCGCGAGTTGTTATAGCAAATTCCATTCCCTAAACAGAAAGGTGCCTAGCAATGAACGCTACCGCAACCGCAAACCAACCAACGACTGAGGTTACTAATGTCGTATCAATCGCAACGATCAATAAGGTCTTCAATGACTCAATGATCCTTGCCTCTAAGCACACGGAAGAGATGGGTCTCCTCTCTGTGGCTCAGTTGGAAATGGGCAGCGTTGCTGTCTCCTCCATCGAGAGTCATATGGCGACTTTCAAGGTTGGCCGATTCGACGCCATCATTGCCGTCTCCGAGGTGCACGCTGTCAGTGCGAACGCTTTGTTCGCTTTTATGGCAGTTGGCAAACTCTTCAAGGGAGAGACTGCTATTGGGGTTCACCCCCAACAGTTGGTTACCCTCTTGGCGAGGGTCGACGAAATCGACCGTAAGTCAGTTTGGGCGTCTATCGCCCGTGGCACAGCAGCCGAGGCTGTTGGCAAACTGACGAGTGCTATCACCCCCAAGGGTGAGAGTACTCCTCGTACCGATGCCCAACTTGGCACCTCGTCATTCAATGGCGCCAAGAAGCACGTCGGCAAGTGGACTCCTGCCCAAAAGGCAGAATTCCTAGCACTCCTCTCAGCCTGAGAGGTACTCGTGGGGACGACATAGCAAGGTAAGCAGTTATAGAGGGACAATCTATGGTGGGCATCACTGGAGTGTTCCTGATAGTGAGCCATTGTGGAGATGGCGTCCTTGCCCTCCCAAGAGATTACCTCTGGCTAATAGAGGGCTTGGGCGTTGTCACCTCCTCCATCTAATCAAAACGGGAGGACGGTGCCTCGGGCAACTGAGGCACCGTCCATATTCCCATAGGTCTTATGGCCTCATATGTTGATTAGTTGGTGCGAACCTCCTATTGCCTGCGGGCAGAAATGAGTACAGCATGTTCAAAAAGAGGAAAAAGATTGAGGGTTTGTTCTCAGCTAGGGAACAAGCCTTCATCATAAAGGCAATCAAAAATCGCAATGGCCTGTCAAAAGCAGAGGGCTGGCCAGAGCTTGACCCTCAAAAAGTGGCTGCGGTGTCAGTCATTCTGGCCTGTGCGTATCAGCACAAAGGTCAGTTGCATTTAACACCATCGGACTCCCCATTCTTGGGGAAGTTCCACAAATAAATCACTTGGTTCGCACCATCTAATCAGCATATGAGGTCTGATTGGGAGTAGCACCTGCCCCATAAAGCGACATATCCCCCTTTGGCGCTACAGGTGCCCATTCTCGGACTGGCTTGACTGGGCGCCTCGGCGCCCGTGTCGCCGTCCAAATTGATCTTCCACACCGAGTGGGAGTTTAAAAGGAAGAGGTAAATAATGGAAACAATGTCGGTTGCAACGACGTACCGCCAGGTTCGTGAATACAAGCGGGAACAACGCTTGGCTCGTAAGTTTGAGCGGCAATTGCTGCGTGAGACCCGAAAGGGTGTCATCAAGGCAGCTCGTCAAAGCGTCGATTTAGACAAACTGTACGCAGCAGACCTTGCGTTTCGCTGTGACGATACGTCGTCGCAGTTCAGTCCGTTTGACTGACGGAACATCCTGGCCGATGTAAAAAGGCCACCCCCAGGGGGGAGAATGCTGGTTGCACAGGCCAGAGTCATCGCGGGGCGCAAAAGACGTCCGGACGCACTCTCCTAAGAGGTTCGATTCCTCTTCCCTCCACCGAGTACCTCAGGTAACACTTAGTGTATGCGAATCCCGGATAATGTACGGGCAAGCGTGGATTGATGTTATATCCTGTCAGATATGCCATCTACTGTGACAGCAGTAGCCTGAGGGAAAGTTTGGCAATAGCACGAAGTGCATGGATACGTTCATGCATGGGTCTCGAAATACTTGCACCATTGCCAAACGGCTGCACCGTGCCGATAGTGACGGGTCAGGATTGATAAGCAACCTGCGTACTATGTCCTTGTCTGGCATGCACAAGGCAAATGGCTTATCAGTATGCCACTGGGGGTTGTACGGTAGAGCACAACAATTTCAATTACCGAGTCGCGGCTTGTTATTAATTAACTAAAAGCCAGAAGACAGGATCACGAAAGTGTCTCAGGGGTTCGATTCCCCTCAGCCCCACTAGGACAAGCACGACCAAAAATCGTGCTGGCGTCCAAAAAGCCTCAATGAGAGGAACAACCCAAGGAGGGGTAATAATGGAAAGACCATTGATTACGTTAGAAATTCGTTATGAAAACGAATTGACGTCTGCCGAATCAGGCGTCACGTATGACATACAGGACCAAGCGGGTGCCAAACAAATGGCACACGCCATGGTTGACGAATGGTTTGAGTGTGGCGCTATGGCGTACTCAAACCATATTCTCATAACTTCCAATGAGAAAGATTATTGGTCGGACATTGAGACAGACATGCTGGGGCAACCCGGTGTGTTTGACTGTCGCAAATTGACACTTGCGCAGCAGCGCATGGTTGAGAGTTTTATCAACCACGTGGTGCACCGTGATGAGTGAGGTGAAGCGTGCTCTTGTAGCACGCCACCCACAAGGAGAGTGGGACATACATCTCACTTTTAATTGGCACGTCAATGAGTTTGACGTGCAATATACCGAATACAAGGTTCTCAAAAATGGAGAACCAGTGTTAGTCATAGAGGGGCATAAAAACATCTGTGACTTTTTAGTAGCGAGCCCGATTCTAGAAATGCTGTCTATGACAGACGGGTTCTAGCCCCAGCCCCTGTAGCTCAGTGGATAGAGCAACGGACTTCTAATCCGTAGGTCGCAGGTCCGAATCCTGCCGGGGGCACTCCACACCGTGTGGATATAGTAAACAGAGAGGGAGAATCTATAATGGATTCCTTGCTTGGTAAGTTAGTGGCTGAAAGTCTCGGTGACGAGACTGACATCCAGTCAAACCAGAACTTCTGGAAGTGGGCCCCTACATGGGGTTTGACTCCGGAAGACGACACGTTGCACCGCATCATCAACCGTGATGTAGTGCGTAGAGCCAAGGCAGTTGTGCCTAATGTAGATTCGCAGAGCCTTGCTGCGCATCTTCGTCTCAAGGCTCGCCGTCAGCGTCAGGCACGTAATGTCTGACGGTGACGGATTCAACGGGCTTCCCGAGGGGTTTGAACTGCCACCTCCGGCGGTTCAAATCATGTGGGATCGGGATAGTGCAAAATGGATGTTCATGGCTGTCAAGCCACGAATGTTCACGGGCAGCAATGCACCCGAAGACATCAGGGAGATGTACCGCCAAGAAAACGGTTACCTGCCCAGTGACGACACTCCCATGCTTGCAGGGGAGGCGCATTGCAAGGGGTATAACTCCTTGGAAGAGTGCGCCAAAGTTCTACCCGAACTCTGGGGCTGGTTTACCGGCTTCAGTGAGTTTCCTGAAGAACTTCAAAGTAACTAACAACGGACGGCGGTGCGATGTAATCGTGCCGCCGTCCAACACCCCATAAGGAGGGGACATGAGCAGAACAATACGAAATAAGAATTCCTGGGGCTGGTCACAGTCACAGGGATGGAAAGACCACTCAGATAATGGATGTGGTGGAAAGTGCTGGTGTAAGGCTGAGCGTAAAGCCAACCCACCAGCCAGGGACAAACGGAGGTTGCTCAATGATTGAGTTACTCAATGACCTTTTTGAGGTCGGCCTCATCTTTTTTGGTGTGGCTTTCTTTCTTTTCTTCCTGTTCAGGGGAGAATTATTAGGTGAAGAGCGACCTACAACAGCTCACAAGGAAGAGGAAAACCAATGAACATCAAAGTCAAGCGTGTTGCCTTAATCAAGGCACTTCAGAAAGCATTGAAGCAGCGTCTGGATGCCAAGGCAGCGTACGAAAAAGCTGGAGAAGCACACAAAGATGCACTTAAGGCCTTTGAAGCAACAATACTTGAAGCAATTGTTTCAGGAAAGCTCAAGGTATCCCACGTGGACATAAGTAATTACATGTATGGGCATACCCGAAGTGTTTCAATAAGCTTCCAGTTGGACGCAAAAAAGTTCAAGCGCCCTGAAATGCCAGACTTCCCTAGGAACATCAGCACACGGGAGATCCAAGAGATTGAGAACGCGATTGCGATTCTTAACATCAGTGAGGAAGAGTTTGTAAACGCTAGCACTTATAAGAGTGTTAGCCAATACATCGCCTGACCTTAACAAGTCAAGGTAAGTAGGACAGCCGCTCGTTCAATCGGGCGGCTGTCTAGTTTGTAATGCCATCTAATAAAAGGGGGTGCGCATCTTTAACGCACAAAACAAACAGGAAGAGGAAAACATGACCACATCAAACCTACCCCAGTGCTGGGCAGACGTATCAGACTTGCTTACGGCTGGCGTTGACCGCATCATTCTGCACGGGCCGCCAGGAACTGGCAAAACGTTTGCAGGCCTCACCATGGGCAACATTGCAGGTGGAGCACATCGCTTGATCTGTAATGAAGACATGACCAGTAGTGACATCACTGGTCACTTCATGCCCACCGGTGGTGGCACATGGAAATGGCACGACGGCGCAGTACTTCGTGCTTGGGAAGGCAATGGCTCTGTCGGCGGTCGCGTCATCATTGACGAAATTGACCGTGCATCTGGCGACGTGTTGTCACTCATGCTCAGCATGCTTGACAGCCCTGAGTCTGCATCATTCTTGCACCCCGAGAATGACCGTACAGTCAAGCCCAATGCCGGCTTCTCAGCAGTTATGACGACCAACATTGAGGACATGCGGGAACTCCCGACTGCCCTCAAGGATCGTTTCCCACTTGTCGTGCGCATCAATTGCCCCCACCCGGACGCTTTGACATTCTTGTCAGAGGACATTCGTTCGGCTGCGGCATTGTCGTGTGACCTTGACAATGACCGCCGCATCTCTTTGCGTACTTGGAAGGCTTTCGATCAAGTGCGCAAGGTGTTGGGTGACGAGCGTGCAGCACAGCTCGTATTCAACGACATGTGGATGGGGATTATTGACTCCATCAAAGTCAACAGCGTTAATGCCTAAGTAACCAATCGGGTGGGACGGTGGCGCATTCAATTGTGCCGCCGTCCTGCCCACTACACCCTGAGGAGGGATATGAGCAATAAAACAGATAAGCCAAAGCCAAAGCCAAAGCTTGTCAGTGTGTTCCCTGAGTGGCTAGACAGAGATGACCTGTCTAACGATACTCCGTGGAATGTCACGTCTGCATCAGCACAGCGTGGTGATGCATTCACTGACATCAAGAATCGGCGCATGAAAGTTCCAATGGGTACTGACCAGTTGTCACGTGTGATCCGTGCTCATGAAGCATTGCATGCCAAGGTCTCTCCTGAGATTGGGCCTGCTATTCCGCTTGACTGGGCAGACACTATCCACCCCGAGCTTGTTGAGTCAGCTGAGGAGTTGCGTGTCAATTACTTGGCAAAGCGTCTTGGCTTTGACACGGACATGCTCAAAGATGGCAGTGAGCAGACTTCAGGTGAGATTCTTACCAATGGTCAGGACCTCATGGGCATCATGCGTATGGTCTCTGCGACCTACGGTACTAAAGCATGCACTGCGTTTATGCGAGGTATCAAGAAAGCAGTTGACGCTGGTGCTGACGCAAATATGTACCAGTTTGCCAAGGATGTCAAGAAAGTTTGTGCGAGACACGAGCGTTCATGGAATCGTCTGCATGCCAGCCGTATTGCCAGCACTGAGCCGTACTCAATTGCAGTGTCTAGCAAAGAGGATGACGATGGTGAGACTTCAACTGAGTATGCGTCTGTGCCTAAGGGTTATCGGGCATTCACACTACCGTTAGCTCGTGACTTGTCACGCATGGTTACCAGGTCCAAAGCCGAGCGTAAAGCTAGTGATGGCATACACGGTGAGGAAGTTAGTATCGGTGGTGATACAGGGTTTGCAGTCCCTATCATTGACAAGATCCCTTTGACTGAACGGGTCGCTGGTCGTCTCGGTCGTCGTCGTGTAGCTACTGACATTGGTAAAGCTCCACGACGCATCAGTCGTATGCTCACTGATCCTGATCAGCGAGTGTTTGACAAGACCATTCGGGGCGTTGGTGGCGTCATCTTGATTGACCAATCCGGTTCAATGCAGTTGGATACTGATGACCTGTGGCAAATCATCAAGGCTTCGCCTGGGTGTGTAGTTATTGGTTACAGCCATTCAACTGGTTCAACTACTGATGAGCCCAACATCTGGGTGCTTGCTGATCGTGGCAAGGTTGTCAAGAATGTACGCAGAGGTAACGGTGGCAATGGTGTAGATGGACCTGCACTGGCGTTTGCACTATCAATGCGCAGGAAGAGTGAGCCATTCATCTGGCTATGCGATGGTTATGTGACTGACGGTCAGAGTGACCAGCAGCGCACAGAATTGACCAAGCAGTGCATCAGCATTGTTCGTAAACATGGCATTCACATGACATACGACGTCGCAGAGACTGTTGAGGCTCTCAAGAAAGTTGCCCGTGGTGACAAGTTGCCCGTAAAGCTTACTCGCGGGTTGGAGTACTAATACCCACATCACAATCGTGATGCGGTCCAATTAACACAAGGAAGAGGCTATGGCTACTAATAAATCAATCCACGATTTGTGGAAACACTTCAGTAACAACATTGGCAACAAAGTCAACGATCCGTTTGATGATCTTTGGGCCAGTGTTGTTCCTTTATCTCTAGATGACGAGTTTCTTCCAGAGATCTCGTCAATGGAGAAAGAAGAGTATGAGGGTGACTCATACGCATTTATAGCAAACTTGTGTCACGAAACTGACAGGCTTCCAAAAGAAAGCTTTGGCTTCTTTGTGCCCGCCCGTAAGCGTGACCCCGATACAGGTGAAGTTGTATCTCAAATCATCATGCTTGCAGTTGTAAGTGACCATAACACCATTGAGTTTGGATGTTGGGATCTTGCTACTAACAAAGTAGAAATTATTTCTGATGATGACGATGAAAGTCGTTATCAAGGAGAGTTGCCAATTGCGTTAGCATCCCTTAGCCTCAAGTGGTCTATAGATCATGGTGGCTGTGGTGCTGTAGGTGATTTGATGCGCAAGAGCATGAACTTGGCTAGAGAAGCGCAAGAGTTAATGCAGCAAGCTGAAGCACTTGCCAGAGAAGCAGCCTTACTGTCTTTATCAGAGAAAAACAAATAGGAGGAAGCATGTTCAACAACAGCAAAAAGAAAGTGTTGCGTTCATTAGTGAAAGACATGAGGTGGTTCATTGGTTCCACCCCATGTTCTTGTGTGGAGTCAGATATTGAGAAAGACTATCAATATCGATTGTCTCAAAACAAAACAGCTGAGGAAAGAATGCTTTGGAGCATTGCCAATGAAGCACCGGAACCTGAGGAATCAGTTATCTCTGAGTGTGAGCGTTGCACATTGTTGGGCCGTTACGAAGAGTACTACGGCCCTGATTTGTGTGAAGCAGAGTGGAATGACACCATGGCTAAACCTTTAACTGAAGAACAAAAGACGGCGCTCATCCGAGCCCTGGTCTCCGTCCAATCTCACCTATTAATCAAGGAGGAAAACAAATGATCAAGGTCATTCAAATTGGTACAGACAATGTGGTAGGGGTCAACCTGCATACCAAAGAAAGTGGTATCGGTGAGTACCTCAACAATGCAGTCGGAGGTTGGTTTGACTGTGTGCATAACAGCGACTTAGAGATCGTTGGTTATGTACATGACGAGGGCTTGCTATTAGGGCTTGACATCAACCCAATTGCCACAGCATTGTTTGGACAAGTGCTTGTAGGTACTTGTGTAATCGTTGGGGCGCTTGATGCCAATGGCGTCTACGATGGGGATAGCCATTCAGTACCTGAGAAAGCATTAGAGCGTATTGCTGGCCTTTACCCACCATTCAAAATGTGGTTAGACCACAAGCATGACCTAGTAACTACGGAGGCAGAATGACAACAGAAGAACCAACATACAGTTACCTATCCAACGGCACCTACGTCAGGGATATCTTTGGAGGTTATATAGAACTTCCACGACCTGAAACAGTGTTGCCGTTTGATGACGAAACCAATGACAAAGAAACAGAGGATGACCTATGAGACCAGACCCCACATTGGAAACGCTAGCAGAGAAAGCTTTTGAAAGAGGTGTAAAGCTTGGAGAGCGAGACGTGCCATACGGAGTGGATAAAAGCAATGAAAATCCACGAAAAGATATCTCAGACATCATCTTGCTTTACATGGTGTTTGTAGAAGACATGACAGACTACAGCGAAAGTAGATCAACAATTGAGATTGATTATCTTGTCTCGGAGTTTCTGCTTGGCTACGCCGGTGTGTTCTATGGAGCTATGAAATAATGAGCGACACCATAACAAAATTTCAATCGTTTGAAACAATTGCCACTATCGCTGTTTGTTTAGAAGTAATGGCAATGGTTGATAAGTCATTAGAAAACAATGCAGGCCATAGCATGACCCCTGTATCAGAAGTTGCTGATGTCTTGTTGGATATTCGTGGAGTAGTCAGTAAGTTGTTGGCACAGATGCCTAAGTTACCAGCACCTTACGACGATCCATGTGACCATGAGTATGACTCGTACTGTCCCAAGTGCGGAATAGATTCACCGGAGGAACATGTTGAACAATAAGTTCTTAGCGCAAAAACTCTATGAGGCTCGCATTGAAGCTTCATTAGTAGAAACAGTCCTAATTGAAACACCTTGGTGGAGGTTGTTACGCAACCGAAACTTACGCAAAAGGCTTGATCGCATTGACAAACTCATATCAACTTATTATGTTGATTATGAGAATGTGATGGATGCATCACTGTCAGAGCAAGAACAAAGAAAATGGGCTGACCCATTTAGTTAGTACAGCAACATCTTTAATAGTGCCGCAGTCCAATAAACCAACAATAAGGAGAACCACCATGAATGAGCAAGACTTCATCGCCTTTGATGAAATGTACTTTAAAGAATACGAGGGTTGGGACAACGCCCCAGCAACCGTATGGGATCTAGGCGTATGGAAAGACAATGAGCCGTGTGTTGTTGCTGAAGCTGACAACCCATACGACTTAATGGACGCAGTAGCAACATATGGCGTTGCTCATGGAGCAGTACTGGCCATTAGAGGTTGGGGTGCACCCGTTGACGACCCTGACAATGTTAATGACATTCGTCCTTCACAACATCCCAAGCGCCAGCGCATCGTTATGTATTTGCATATTCAGAATGACGACGGTAAATTAACCGTGGCTCTGCACCCAAGAGATGAAGAGTTACAAATTATGAATGAGACTGGCGTTGGGGCGTTAGCAGATGCCATCAACGAAGCAGTTGAAAACGTTATGCAAAAAATTGAAGAATTGCAAGAGCTTGCATCAGACCTAATAAAAACAGCAAAGGAAACAAAATGAGTTACGACTACACAAGAACATCAACAAGCGTTCACCTACGTGGTGATAGCAGAGTGAGCATGGAGTTTGGGGACTTTACAGACCCCGTTCTTTCTGCTGTGCCGTTTAGAACATTGCAATTAAATGCAGGAGATCACACGGTAAATGTATTCTTCAAGGAACACTGCGATGGCCCCAACCTTGTTGATACCCTAAAGCAAATCATTGAAGCAGCAACCAAGCAATTAGAAGAGTTGTCTGCTATCGCGTACGTCAACGCAATCAACGAATTAGGAGTAAAAGCATGAGTGAAAAGTTCCCTGACCATACCTGCCCAAGGTGCCTAGGTGCTGTGCCCAACGCTTCCGAGCGTGGGCAGTACCCGGGTGCCATTAGCCGCACAGATGACAAGACAGAAATCTGTAGTGACTGTGGTGTGCTTGAAGCATTAGAGCAATGGGGTGGCAAAGAGAATGGTGGTTTGTTGCCCCAAGAAGAATGGAGAATTTGGGCATGGGTTGGAATGACCCTGAGTGCAAAAGCGAGGAAAAAGAATGGGTAGCCCTATTGCTACAACTAAAAAGATGTGCCCTGACTGTAAGGGCCATGGTGGCACGTGGAATGGAGTAACAGACTACGTTGAATGCACTCACTGTGACGGGTGGGGTCATCTGCTTGTTGACAAATGTGCTGAATGTGATCGGATCTTTGATCACACTAATGAAATTGACCATGCCGAATGGCTATACGGACACGACTGTGAGAGTGAGTAATGGGCGCTAACTACGACGATACTGAATTAGGTATGTGCGATTGTGGGCAAAAGTATGTTGCCTCTAGTCGTATAGATCATGATGCAGATACTGGTGAGTGTTGGGGTTGTTCAGAACGTAATCGTGACAACATGACAGACGAGGAATGGAGTATATACATCAATGGGTACTAACTACGACGCATGGCTTGAACAACCATTTCAAGACATGTGCAAAGCAGCAGATGATTTTGAAAATGCCTGTGAGTTATACAACGACACAGACTCTTACTGGGAGGGGTTAGACGAGTTCTTAAAAGAGAACCCCGGTCTAGACGAAGGCGATTGGCGTGATAGTAGCCACTATGACAGCTGCGTTGATTCTTATTGGAGAATGCTTAACGAACCGCCTGAACCACCCGAGGACTTTGAGTACAGAGAAAGATGGTAAACGCCATGGCTCAATCGTGGTCAGGTCCAATAACAAAGGAGAAACATGCCCAACTGGTGTAACAACACAACAGTCATAAGAGGTAACCAGAAGCAGCTCGAAAAGCTTCTTTTAAAAGTCACAAACAAAGATGGCACAACAAGTTTGACAAACTTAAAAAAGATGCCAGCGGTACTTACAAGGGACCCTGTAAAGCTTAAGAAGTACAACAAGCATCCCTTTACTCTTGAGTTGGCTTTTGAAAAAGATCAGCTAATAAAAGAGCATCAAGAGTTGTGCCTAAAAATAACTGGACACAAGAACAGTTATGAATGGGCAAATGCCGAGTGGGGTACCAAATGGGGTGATTGTGAGACAAGGTGTTTTGAACGGCATGAATTAGGAGAAACATCTAAAACATTATCGTTTAACTACGAAACCGCATGGGGGCCATTTGAAAACAACTTCTGGTCGTACGTATCATCTAAGTTTCCACGACTGCACTTCATTAATAGTTATGAAGAGTGGGGTATGGGGTTTGGTGGTGCGCACGTTTGGATTGGAGGCATATTGGTGTTTTATGAAACTTATGGGTATGATGACCTCAAGTACGAAGAAGATTGTTCTGAAGCAGACAACGAACACGATGGATGCAATTGCCATGAGCAAGCAACGCAAGAATTAAGTACTAACGCTTTTAATAAAGCTTACGAGTTTGTAAAAAGAAACGAGGTAGAGTTGTGGGAAATTTAGTGGTTTCGCCTAAGCGAGCAGTTATCAAACAAGTTGTTATTAGTTTTCTAATGGTGATAACAATTGGGCGGTTGTTAGTAATTGAATCAAACAAAGTGTATTTGGGTGTAGGTATAGCAATGTTCCTTGTCGCACTATTCACTGCAATTAAAAACATCATGTACATGCAATGGCGATCCAATCGTGGTTGGACTACTACAGTGCAAGTTCCTGATGAGTTCATCAACAACTAATTAAGGAGAAAAAGATGTGCCAATGCGAAGACAGACCATGTTGCGGTTGCGACGCTGAACAACGGGCAGACGATAGATACCGAGAAGAAAAAGATTACTACGGCGACGAGGAGGAGTTAGAGTGATGAAAGCGGTGGTACCTACTCCGTTAATGTTTCACCAAGAAGCAGCCGTTGAGTTTGTCATGGACAAGAAGCAGGCTTACTTAGCTCTTGACATGGGCCTTGGCAAAACAGCATGTGCAATTGAAGTTATTAGCAGAGCAAAAGAGTTGGGTGAATCCCCAGCCCTTGTAGTCGTCCCACCGTCCTTGCGTTTAACTTGGGTAAAAGAGTTAGAGAAGTTTGCCCCACACTTGACTGTGGAAGTTCTTAGGGGATCGTATCCTAAAGATCTTCCCTTAGCCGATGTGTACATCATTGGAGATTCAGTAATAGCAAATTGGACACCTGAGTTAGCAGATGACCCATTGTCGTTGCTAGGTAGGTTCAAGACTCTTGTTGTTGATGAGTCTCACCGTGTTAAGAACATCTCTGCCAGGCGTACACAAGCAGTCATAAAGATATCTAAGACAATAAGCGGATTCAAGATACTTATGTCTGGTACACCTACCCCCAATGGTAGGAACATGGAGATGGGTGCTCAAATAGAAATACTTGGTGACGAAGCTTGGAAAGCCATTGGTGGTAAGGGTGTCTTTTGGAACTACTACTGTCCGGTGGAGCTAGATGGTAATGGTAAGCGCAATAAGTTTGGTAAGCGTGCCAACGTTGACTCTCTTGGGCTCAATGCAGCGATGATCTCATCGTTTATGCTGCGGCTTAAAAGAGATGATGTGCTAGACCTGCCCAACAAAGGTCGTGCTGGTGTCCATATTGAAGGAAGAGGTCAGCCCGTCAAAGATTATTTACTTGCTGAAGAGGATTTAGTCGCGTACTTAGCAGGGGCTGGTAAAGAGTGGCGTGGCGCAATGCGTAATGAAGCGTTAGTAAAGCTCACTACTATGCGGAAGCTAGCAGGGGCGTGCAAAGTAAAGGGGGTAGTAGAACGTGCAAAAGAGTTATTTAAAGAGACCTTGCCAGAAGACCATGGGCTCTTTATAGTTGCTGAGCATCATGATGTCATGGAAAGCCTGAGTGAGGAACTTAGTAAGTACGGTGTAGTTGAGTTCAACGGTCGCATGGATGACAACATGAAAGCAGAATCTATACGTGCTTTTAATAGTGGTGAAGCACGAGTAATGATTGGGCAGATCAAGTCAGTTGGTGTTGGGTTGACATTGCATGGTGATGGCAGAAACCACCATGTATTAATCACACAATTACCTTGGTCACCCAGTGATCTAACACAAGTAGAAGATAGGCTCCACAGAATTGGCCAGATAAACGATGTAACAGTAGAAGTTTGCTTGGCCAGTATTGATGGCTCATGGACAATTGATGAGCGGTTATGGGGCCTGTTAGAAAGCAAAGCGTTTTCTGCAGGGGAAATAGTAGATGGCAAGGGTGAATACTTGCTAGAAGAAATACAAGACAGTCTTATTAACACATACCGATAACAAACAAAGGGAAAACAATGACAATTATCAAATCATCAGAAAACAGTGGACCCATTACTGTGGTCATCTTTAGCAGTGACGAAATCAAGGCTCTTGAGCACTTGCTTGACTCTGCAAGGTTTGACAACAGCGACGAGACACACGACGCTCTAGAGGTGCTCGATGAGTTCCTCTTTACATTAAACGTACTCCCAACAGTAGTGTGACCCACAGAAAGGTAACAAAATGGTAGGCGCAAAAGCCTTAAGAAAAGGAATGTCCGTGGAGGTTTCAAGCGGGCCATACAAGGGGCTTATGGCTGAAGTCGTAGACCCTGACGTTATGCCCGATGGACACCCGGAACAGAGAAAGATGCTTGTGGATATTGAGGGTGTTGGTAGCACGTTCATTATTCCTAAGCAACTTAAGTTAGTTGGTTCGGTAGAACCAAAAGTAATTAGTGGCCCGCAACCAAATCAGGTTGTTGTAGTAGTACTTGGGCCTGATTGTTCATTAGAAAAGTTGTTACAACTAGCGAGAGAAGGTAAATTATCATCATGACAAACAATATGGAAACCACAGTAAGAAGTTACTTAGCTGCAAAGAAAGAAGCAGACTCATGGGCAACGTTACTTAAGGGTCTTGAAGAAGAACTTAAGACGGCGATGCTTAGTGAGTCTCTTGACAAGGTAGAAGTAGACGGCAAAGTCGTCTCTTTAGTTCAGGCAGAGCGTCGCTCGTTTGACATTGAGACATTGAAGAAGCTGGTGTCTCCTGCAGTGTTTAAACAGATCACTGAGCCAGCAGTTAAGACTCAGTTGTTTGATGCTGCGTTTAGCTTAGGCAAGATTACAGCTGATGTAGCTGAGTCAGTCACCAACAAAACCCCATACTCGCAACTACGAGTTAAGTGAAAGAGGAAACCATGGAATGTGAATATGAAACTGTAGCAACCCTTGATCTCAAGGTAATCTTTAAGTTGATGATTGACGGACACCTTGATCCAAAGATTGGTTTAACTCTTATAGCCAATGCGTATGACGTAGATCCTGAGCGATTTATGTTTACAATCTACGGAAGTCAAAAGCGTCAGTCACGACATTGGACGAGGGAAGAAGATGAGAAACTCATTGCGAGCTGGAATAACGGGGAGCGTGCAGTTAACATTGCTAACATGCTTGAGCGTAGCCACCAAACCATTTATCAAAGAATTAGGCATCTAGCAAAACTAGGCCACCCAGTTGAACTCCGTAGAAAGACGGAAAACTACAAACAAAGGACGTAAGGAAAGAAGCCAGGGCCTGACATCTACCCTTTCTTGTCGGGATCTTTCCTCCCCCTGCCCCATACAGCACAAAACATGCATCCGTGCTGATTGTTATGGGGTAAGGGGCGAACCTGGGTTAGACTATGTGTCTGCGCAATTGTGGCGCCGTCCAAGGAGATTAGTATGTACATGTGTAGAGGTCCAGTATGTAACGAAAAAGCTGTAGCCAAAGGGCTGTGCGCAGCCCACTACAAGCAAATGCAACGCGATGGACGCATGCATATTATTGATAAATCAAAGCTCCCAGAAGATAAGTTCTGGAAACACATCAAAAAGCAAGATGATGGCTGTTGGACATGGACTGGCCCTGTTGATAAAGGGTATGGTCGTATGTACGTTGGTAACAAAGCTTTCCAAGCTCACCGGTGGTCATACGAACAACACATGCATGTTTCCCTTACTAAGGTTGAGACACTAGACCACTTATGTCGCAACACCCTTTGCTGCAATCCTGAACATTTAGAAAAAGTGTCGCTCATTGAGAACATTGAGCGCCAGCACTTGTACCACGCTATGCGAGCAGAGATTAACCGACTGCGTGGCTTCCTTGAGGACATTGGGTACAACCCTGACAGCCTTCAAAAAGAAATGTAACTACTTTTTTTGAGATAAAAGCTCACGAAACTCATCTAAATCCAAATTCATCATTTTTGCTGAAGTTTTTAAAGGAGTTGCGTCTTTTAATTTACGCAATATTTTAATAAGACCAGTTGCTGTTAGCTTTGATGCTTCTTCAGCATGCTCTAACTCTAAACCACGGCGATTCCGAGAAGTTACTCCACCCCAAATACCATACTTAAGCTTGTTAGTTAGCGCAAACTCTAAACATTCTTTACGCACTGTGCATGTAGCACAACATAGCTGTGCCTGAGCAACAATCATGGCAGCGTCAACCCCATCTCTGTTAGGGAAGAACTTTTCGGTGTCGCTGTTAGCGCATGCTGCTTTTACACGCCATCTACCATCCCCCCATTCTTTTAATTGAGGAAGGTCAACTAATGCAGATACAACAGTGGTCTCGTTCATAGTGTGTATCCTACAGGCTGTTAATTGCATCAACAAATCGTTTAGCACCAAAAGATATATCTCTTGATGCAATTGCTTCTCTGTTGCGCATTCCCTCTTCTTTGCGCAACTCCGGATCAGCAATCAGTTGTTTTAAGTGCTTAATCCAATCAGCAGGTTTCTTAGCTACTCTGCCAACACCTAATTGTTCATGAAGTTTTACATAGGCATCTAAGTTTTGCGCAATAAAAGGAATGCCTGAAGCTGCGTACTCCATTCCTTTGATATCTGACTTGCAGCGGTTGAATGGGAAGTCACGTAACGGAATGATCCCAATGTCCATGGACATGAGCGTTGCGTAAGTTTCAATAGGGTGTAGCGGGGCCGTAGAAACTAATTCGTCTGAAACGTTAAGTAGAGATGCAAAGGTTGGATAGCTCATGTGGTTTCCACCATGATAAAGCTTGATGTCACCACGTTTTGCCATTACGTCTAGTACACCACGAAGCGTTTCAATGTCCCCACTTCTATGAGCGGTACTGCCTACCCAACCAACAGTTGGGGCTGTGTCTCCGGAGTCAATGTGTTGTGTAAACCTAGATAAATCAATGGTGTTTTCTAGCAGAATCATTTCACCTTTTACCAAATCACGTAAACGATCTTGCAAGTAAGGAGTGCTACAAAGCACCATGTCTGATTTAGCAATAGTCCCTCTGTAATGGTTAATGTTTTCATTAGGGTTTACTTGAGGGTGGTTGTGGTTAAACGCTTTGTTGGAAGGAGATACTCCCCAATACCAGTCGTCAATATCATTAATAAACTTTTGACCGTAGGCTTGGGCTTGAGAAATGTGTTCGTTGATACCTCCATGCATCAAACGTTGCATGAGGATGGTGTCAACTTCACATTGCTCTTTTGTGAGGTGATCAATAATTACAAAGTGATCTTCGTTGTTCCAGGCCAATGTACCAATGACCGTATCTTCAGGTAGGTACTTTAAGTATTGGCCAATTCGTGCCCATCCTGATCCACCCCATCGGTGGTTCTCTTCGGGTCTAAGCGGGGCTTGCCAATCACCTGATGCGATTCCTAGTTTCATTGTGTCCTTCAACAAGTTGCATTGTGTACGTCTTTTTACCTACCCCACAACAATGGGTGGGTGCAGTAACTAGAGGTACGTGCACCTTTATCCCACTGTTGCATTGGGGGCATTTGTAATACCCTGCGGGTAGGGAACTGCTACCCATGTTATTTATCTGTTGGTGTTCTGCGAATCCATGTAGTAGCAAAGTTCCTGATGTCATCTAAGTTCCACAAGGGCGTTGCAGCCAAGATTTTAATTGGCTTTGGAAAGTTAGCTCGCTTGCGCAAAGCGTGAATTTGTTGCTTAGGGCATCCCAGTAGCTCCGCTACTTCAGATGTTCCTCCAATGTTATTGAGATCCATTTGTTGTCCTTTTGTAAGGGTTTTCATTCTTAGTACATACTACACAGTTAAAGGCAGTAACGCAATTACTTGCAACTACGAGTCCAAGGTATGAACCCGCAACCTTTATGGTCGTCAAACCATTTGTACATTTCCCAAGCCCATGTGAAGTTCACAAGAGGATCTTGAACCATGTCCCAACTTCCAAAGAAGTCTTCAACTTCATTAGACCAAACTTGGTTGATCTGAAGAGGGCCATAATCATGACCATTCCAGTTTGGGTGTCCTGGAATGATATTTAAACAACGTGACTCTGACCATGCTTCTTCAAGAACATCTACAAGTAGTTCTTGGGGCCAGCCAGCTTGTAAAGCAATGGGGGCGAGTTCTTCGCATTTAGAACCTAATGGAACAAGTGTTGTCGTAGTTGTTGTGGTTGTCGTAGTTGTTGTGGATGTAGTGGATGTAGTTGTTTGTGGGGTAATTGTTGTGGTAGTTACTGAGATTGGAACTTCTTGTGTCCTTACTGTTCCGTTACAGTTTGTGAGTAGTAGAGCGCCCACAATGACTGCACTCGTGAGGGTAAGTTTACGCAATAGTTTTCTCCTTGATAGGGGATATGGAAAGGCCCTACTTTGGGGGTAGGGCCATACACATATGTTACCATCTCATGACGGTAACTCCCTACATCAAGGATTAATTAGTGCGTAGAGCAGGGACTTTACATCAAAAGTTTCTCCGCGAGAAGGAAGA